GTTCTGGTTCTGGTTCTGTAAAATCCGCATAATGAAAGAATCCGACACTTGTGTCGTCCATTTTCTCCGCCTTTTTTTTAGATTTGAAACGATAGCGTACAATCTCGGCGTCATCGTCCGCGTCATCGTCGACGGCGGCGGCGGCATTGTGGGAGGCCGCAACGTCTGTGTTACCGATAACCTCTGCCACCGGCGCCGCCATAAGCGTATTCAGTGAAGAATCCGAAGTATGGATTGACACTTTATTCATAGATTGGTTGTGTTGAAATTGAAGGCACGTAGATGTATGTTTATAATAACTAGAACGGTGCGCGTAGGATTTTTTACATAAGCATGTGTATTTTCCATCATTTATCTGATTTGAAACTCCCCTATCCAAAACGGGAACAGCGGCCGTTGCGGCCGTTTCATCGGCGAAAATATTTGGTTTAAAATCAGGAATTCCATAATTGTGAATGTCCATTGTTTCATCATTTAAATTTGGTTTCATTTTCATAATATATAAATTGACCCGTTCCTTGGCCCGGGTTTCATTGTTACAAGAACATTCCTCCAAAATCGCACACTTCCAATTCGTCCAACCGCCGTTCTTCCGAATACATTCGTATAATCTCGACGAGTGGGAAAGTTCCAAAGTCTCGCGCTTGTGCTTATACTTACGTTGGGTTAGATTGGTTGTATACGAAATATATGCGTCCGAAATCTCTCTTGTTTTACAAGTTAGTTGGTAGATATACGTCTTTGAGTAATCAACATACTTCCGCGGCATTTTTCACCGGTTTAAAATTGAGTATTCTGAGAGATTTGCGGATATCTATGTATATCTATATTATACCTCTATTATTTATTCTGTGTCGCACACTGACTTGTTCACTTTACCCCAGGGGTTTGGCAACATACAGACCATCCGATGGTGCGTATATAGCATTTCTCACTTCAATATCTGGATTTTCAGTGTGGGGTATTGTTGAAATTACCCCAGTTTTTGCTCATTTTTACCCCGTTTTGCAATTTGACATTCTGGTGATTTTGGCAACATTTACACCATCTTCAGTCACATCACCAGAAATAAAAAAGCTATATATCCCGCTAACTCAAAAAGGGTAAAATCACTTTTTTTAAAAAATGTCCAAATCCGGGTTTGCCCGTTTTACTTTTAAAACGCGATTTTTCGCACATTTAGCCTGACGAGAGCATAATTCGCCGTTTCCGATATAAATGACGCAAAAACCCGCGGGGCGGTCGTAAGCACAATTCACACACCGGCGGCTACCACCATTTTTTCGCTCCGACCGCGCCATTTTCCGCCTGACTGACTTTTCAAAAAGCTATAAGATAATGCTATATATGCTTTGTTTTTCAGTAAGGACGCCGATAAATGTGTGAAAAACTGAACATTACCGAGTGGGCGTTCGTATGCCTTATATATAATAAATAGAGCGCGATGTATGTATATACGACCGCTTGGCTTCGCTTCGCTTGGCTTCGCTATGAAGAAAACTGTCGTAGTTGATTTGGATTATATGCGCCCATCGGCGGGGGGTCGTAGGTCCAGGTCTAGGTCCAGGTCCAGGTCCAAGTCCAGACCCGATTGCGATGATGAAGAACTCAATATATATGATTTATTACATAAAGACGACGACCACGAGGACGAAGACGAGGACACTGCCAGTTACGACGAAAACGAAGATAACGATACATCGTCTACCGACGACACAAATGAACCGTTATCCCCTCCTTCGCGAATACACCCAAGTGTTAAAGATACCGATTACGCCGTGAATTCGGATGATGACTTATTACAGTCGGTTATTGATGAACCCACATTCCCGCTGGATATTAATGCGATATTATCTGCGATGAATAAGACAGAGAATAACACGATTGCGAATTTGACGTTGAAGAAGATAGCTGCGCGAAGACACGAAATTCTCTCGTCGCTGAATTTGACGCCGGAGAAAATGGCAGAGTTTGAACGAAAATTAGTTATGTATCGCGTCATTGAATCTCCGCACGACCTCAAACATAACCAACTGATACGGTGGATACCAATGCGTTCTCTTGAAACGCGCCCCTATGTCACACTTGGTGGGACGTTATTCCGTGTCCGTGAAAATGTAGAAGAAGGGGTTCACGTGGTCACTATACGGAATGTGAAACGGTTTGTTTTCAATATAAAATTTGAAGTCAATGTCGTATTTCAGCGACTGAGTCAGGAGGAATTGCTTATTTTGCGCGCTGTAGAATACGTTGACGGCGAGGACGGCAGCGACGGCGACGACACCGCGTCGTCAATAACCTAAATCACGCGCCGATTTTGTTATATCACTGGTAAAACGAGGACGCCACTTGTCGCCGCGCGCAGTTTTACAGTGAAAGCCATGCCGACGCAGCCCCTTATTATTGAATATAGCCCGGGTACAATATGCGATACGACGGTTTTTTCCCGCGGATTCACGTCGTTTACGTGCCCGGGTCGTCGGTGTGATACAGCTACATAACTTCTCGGCGAGAATATGATGGGCGCGCTGTTTTGCGGTTTTTGTAGAAATGCCCGCCGCCGTTGCCTCTCGCATACGCCGTGATTCATCACGGTTATAATGACGAAGAATCGTAATATAATCACGGCGAGTTAGCCGCATATCCTTATCAATATCGCCGTCTGTATATTTCGGAAACTGCCCCCGCCGCCGCATATTTATAATAGTAATATACTATAATACTGTAATACTCTAATACTATAATGTCCGTATCACATAAAAAAAAACGGCCCAAAGTTGTCGTTTTTGATATGGATGAAACACTCGGTAATTTCTCACAATTTTCTATATTCTGCCACGTATTAGAAGAATATTTCAATAAACCTGATATTATATATCGCCATTTCAATGATTTAGTTGATTTATACCCAGAGATTATACGCCCGAGTATGTTGCGTATATTAGAATACATCCGTAAAAAGAAGAACGCGGGTGTTTGTAGTAAGGTTATGATATACACAAATAATGTGGGTCCGGATAAGTGGGTGGGCCATATTCGCCAATATTTTGAATATAAACTGCGCGCGACAGCTACCTCCAGCGGCGACCTCGCCATCATCCCTCCCTTATTTGCGCATACGATTGGCGGATTTAAACCTCAGAACGCCGCAGAAGCGTCATCGGCATCGGCATCAGCATCGGCATTCCCACAACGAACAACAAACGAAAAGACTGTCCGTGATTTCATCCATTGTTCCCGCCTTCCGCCCAATATTGAAATCTGTTTTCTTGATGACGTATATCATCCTAAAATGACAGATGAACGCGTGTATTATATAAAACTACAGGCATATCATTTCCACATTTCATTTCAGATGTTTGTTGTCCGGTTTTTGAATAGCCGGTTATATCGCGAGGTATTTGACGGATTCAGTGTTCCGTCCATAACACCAACCTTGTCAGCCGTCGCTAAAAAACAGGTTCTATCTATTGAACTCCACGACCTCTTCATAAAATACGCAGATATGGCCAGATATGATGTAAAGGCGCAACAACGCAAAATGAACCCGCGCGAAATTGATGAAATCATCAGCAAGTATATATTATACCATCTCCAGCAGTTTTTTCGCGATGGACCGCCGCCACCGTCATCGTCGTCGTCGTCGTCGTCATCTGGCACGAGACATCGGCGCACCAGGACCACTAAAAAAAATAGGGTAGTAAGTCACGCCACCGCCGACAATGTATTCTATGTAGATAAGTCAACTGCTGTCAAGAATATGCGCAATAAGACGGTTCGTAATAAGTAAATTACATCCAGCTCATCTGACCATATGCGTTAGTAAATATGACACGGTCATAAAATTGCGAAGAGAAAGCCGCAGCACGTGTTTCCGGGGTAGAGTGCGTTTCGTCAATATAGACAATTCCCGATTCTTGGCGCGCGATTACCCGCCGTCTCGCATCTTCCAAATCCTCCGCCGACTTACGCTCGCGTTCAGCATTGGCCCAGCGCTGATGACGCATATTTGACGTGTGTTTGTCCCAGTTTCCTTGTGGGCCGCGCCATCCGCACTGACAGCTCACAGGACGCACAATTTCAAGTTCGTGGAATGTATCGTCAAACAAACGCGCCATAATAATTTGAAGTGCGTGGTGAAGCACCATAGGGCTTGTTTCGTATCCAGCGGTTCCTTCCTCCGGTTTATAATTGAGAAGCATCTGGAATACTTCACGTTCGTCGCCGCGATGAACGAGATTGTAGTCGTCATCCGTATATATACTTGAATCTTCGCCGCACAATTCCACGACGATATCGTCGGCTATAGCCATAATCTCGTCGTATAGGTCCTCGTCGGTGTCTTTAATTTCATCCAGTGTCATCCAAGAACGCAACATTGCGCCTGGGCGACGTTCTTTCAACACTTCTCGCTTGTGCCGATGTAATGAACCAAGCGCATTCATTCCACGTAAATACTCACCTTCCGGTAGCTTGTCCATATTCTCCTCCATTATACTCATTATAATATCCAATTCCTTCTGAATTGCGGTATCAGCTTGTCCGATAATACTCGTTGCTGTCGTTGCTGTCGTTGCTGTCGTCGTCGTCGCCATTGATTTCTTTTGTGGTTTGCTCTCTATTGCTATATATTTGACAAAAACATTTCAATTTTTCGTCAAACTCCATGCGCCTACGCCTGCGCCTGCGTCTACGCCTACGCCTGCGCCTGCGTCTGTCCCTGGATAAACTTCTTCACCGCCGGCATATTATCAACCGCACCCGATGTATCAATATAATTATAAATTGGATGAACCACCCCCGCACTTACTGGTTGGGTTATATTTTTCTGAATTTGTTTCTTCGTATAATTCGCAACCGTATCTGATACAATGTGCGTTATTAAAATGAAGATACACGCCGATATAATAAGACGGCGGTCAAAGTCGCTAAACGTGTTTCCGCCTAAAAATGCGAATTTCGGGTTCGTCCACGAAATCGTATTAAAACGGAGTAAAAGAACAAACACCGCTATATACAAAATGGTATTTCGCAATAAGGGGATATATTCCGGAATTGTGTTGTAAAATCCGAGCAATATAACCGCATAACTCGCATAGAAAAATAGGTCAATATACTTGTAATACATTGCGTATTTGGTGAATACAGGTCGCACAATATCGCGGATATTGGTTATGATGGCGACAATGAGGTCTTCCGCCATATTTTTGATGTTATTCATACAATATACAGTGGTGCGCGTGAATGTATATAGTATATAGATAATATTACTCACTGGGCGTTGTGTCATCCTGAACATAAAACGACAACAAACGCGCACTGGGGTCAAGCACTCCCTCGCAAAATGGATGCCGCCAATAATACGGGATGGTTTCTCCGCGATGCTCATATATACTCTCAAACATTCGGCGATAATAAAAGCTCTCCTTGTCATACGGGGGATTATGTAGCGAATACAAATAATGCCGCTTATTCTGAAACTCTGCGTCGGTGACAACAGAGTCCGAATACTCTTTAATCATTTGGACCCATGTCCGTCCTCCATCCGCGCAACTCACCCCGTCGCTGAATGCCTCTTTTCTGCGCCAGAGGACATCATCTGGTATCAGTCCATCGCCTTGGAATGCCTTCCGAAGCAGATATTTCTCAATTTTATCATCTCCGAACCGCTTGAAACGCGGAGGAATAGACATAACATACCCGAGAAATTCCTTGTCCGCAAAGGGGACGCGCGCCTCCAAACCAGCGCCGCTTATGCTTTTGTCCGAACGAAGGAGGTCAAAGAACCGAACATCGCGTATCATCCGCTCATTTTCACGATGGAAATCCGCGTCGCTGGGGGCTTTAAGGAACCCGCGATATGACCCGAAGATTTCATCCGACATATCCCCGCAATAAATGACGACATCGTCGGTCTGTTGTTGGATATACTTACTGACAAGATAATTCCCCACTGATGCGCGAATGGTCGTAGTGCAATAACTCTCTGTCTGATAAATCGTATCGTAAATCGCGTCCAGGAAATTACTCTCGGTAAGAGCAACCTCGTGATGACACGTCCCCAAATACTCGGCCACACGCCGCGCCCACTTCAAATCCACCGACCCCTCTAGTCCAATGCTATATGTATTCAAGACTGTATCCGGTGATGACTTCTTTAATTCTCTGGCGACAATTGCGGTAACGAGAGAACTATCCAAACCGCCCGATAATAAGCACCCAACCGGTCTCTCGCTCATCAACCGTTTCACGACGGCGGCGGTGAATAATTCGCGAATGTTGGAGCATAATGTCGTTTCAATACAGGCATCGTTGTCGCCCTCGCCCTCGCCCTCGCCTGCTGGCTCTATAATAGGGTATGAATACATAACAGATATTTCACTGATTTGGCGTTCTAATAATGAGATTTCCGGGTTTGTTTTAAATCTAGGTGTATACGATATAGACGCATAGTCGTAATACGAAGTAAATGTTGCTGTTCCATCAGCGCTATACTCCATATAAGACCCAGCGGGGAACTGTGCGATAGTATCGCATATCGCGTGGATTGATTTCATCTCACTCGCGATACATAGAGCGTAATGGTCCGGATTCAATGATAGACAAACCAAATTAGAATGCTCGCCTCCAAAGACGCCGTCGTGGCGCGATACCCCGATAAAGAGTGAACGCACACCCACCGGATCTCTCGCGACATAGGTGACCCCACTATCATAATCGTGTAACACAAACCCGAAGACACCATCCAATCGCCGCACAGTTTCGCGAATCCCGATTTTGCGGTAAAGATGAATGATGATTTCGCAGTCAGACCCGCTCTGATAGTCACTTTCCAGGCCGAACTCGGCGATGAGTCCCCTGAAGTTGTAGATTTCGCCATTGCAAATCAGCCGACAGTTCTTGATATAAAACGGTTGGTCGGACGCAGAGTCCATTCCATTGATGGAGAGACGGTGAAATCCCCACGCACTAGTGTCGTCTTTCAAAAATACAGACTTATCTGGCCCACGATGAGATGACAAAACCACATTTTCTTGTAATATCTTCAACTGTGCTAATGCGAGACGCGCAGCGGCCTGAAAATAAAAGATACCACACATTCGTTATGATTGCGATTATGGATAGATACATAACAATACATCGTTGGGTTTATATTCATTCCATTCCATCCATTCCATTCATTCCATTCATTCCATTCATTTATTTTCACATTATAGAATAAATCACATCTATACAAAGAAGCAAAATATGGAATTCTACGGCGTCGTAAATGGCGCATATTCCAACCATCACGATCGCCTTGGTGAAATAAATGAACGGATATCCGACAGAAATATCCCATCAGCCGCACTTCGCCCCGCATATAATGTGCGTCCCCTTTCATCCAAATACGCAATGATGCCGATTATAGAGACACGCCCCACACCGACAGTGCCTATTTCCGCATACCAACAATTCACCACAGAGTCTGTATTCAATCCCGGAAACGCAAAGGCGCCGTGGCGTGGATGGGCCGAACGCGTCAATGTAGAATCATCTCTGCGAAATCAATACTTCGCACTCCAACGAAATGACCGCACAGTCTATGTTCCAAATTCAGATAGCGACTTATATAATGTCCAAGTCATCGCTCGCGAAGTAGAACAACCGAATCCGTATTTGTTTGATAATGGCGCGACGAACTTTGCTCCGATGAATCCGAACCCGAACAATTTAGGCAAACTAACGTTTGAGAATTCCACGCGATTTCAACTACGTACACTAGATTGTACGTATGACGGATTCTGTACTGGCGAGGGCGGTCCAGTTGTTGAGCCTATTACGAATTATATTCCGGAAGAACAACTAAAAAAGAAACAAAAAGAAAGGGAACAAAATACCCACTTAACACATATTGAGGAAGGTTTTACTGGTGGGTCTAAGAAAAATAATGAAACCATGTCCACCGTGTCCACCGTGTCCACCGTGTCCACAAAATTTCCCACCTATATACCGCGCGCGACGGCGTCCTCGAATGCGAAGGAACATTTGACAATGCGTAACAGGACATAAATAAATTCTATATAATATACCAATATATGCCAAATTATTGTTCTATTATTACTTATCGCACTGTGCTGAAATGGATGACCAAGACCAGCACCAACCCAGATACCACATCAACAGTGGCGACAACTGGAACGAATTAAATGAGCTGACATTATCAGTGATGGCGAATAGGACGCGATATGATAGGTATAAAAAAACGGTGGCGAATACATCCGACGCAGTCGCCGATAACTTCTGTAAAGAAAAGACGTATTATAAAGAACGTATATTGGCGATGACGAGTGGCCTTTTTGACGAACGATGCGAAAATGACGATATTAACCGCGCGCATCAGGAGTATATAAAATCGTGTATTGAGTATTTGAAGTGGAATGATGTCACCGAAATGGTGGGGTCGGATACGCGTGCGAAGGTCCAGGAAGACATCGCGAGTGCTAGGCAGGAGTTACAGAAGAAAATACAGGAGACTGCGGTCTCCGCTGCTGCCGACGACGTCGATGACTACGACGACGACGAAACGAATACTGGGGCGACGACAGCGACCCACCAGTTCCAAAATGACCGCATTATGTCCTTGGCAAACAAGATGTGTATCCGAAAAAAAACAATAGACGATTTTATTGTATTGAAGCCGTCTGCCGGGAATACCGATGAGGAAATCAATGCGCGATTACCCAAAATCCGTGATTATAATAGCGAGATAATGAAACGCGCCGCCTCCGCCTCCGCCGCCTCCGCCTCCGCTGCTACGCTTACTGAGACTGAGACACTATCATAAGCGCAGAACTGATAACCGACTCCGAATACGTCTGCCACATATAGGTAGAGGTGGGGTCAAACCAAAATTCGCGTGAAGGGATTAGATGAAACGCCTTCAATCCGTTGGTTGTTTCACGCGAAGAGGTATCATTCTGAAATAGTTGGGTGACATCATAATAAGACGAGTCCGGTCCAAATGCGGTCTCTGCTAATTCTTCATTGGATGCGACAATGCCAATGATGTCATCTTGGATGAAGTAGCCGTAAATATTGGAAGGAACAATCATTGTCATAATATAATTCACAACTGTATCCGCGACAAATGTCGTGTATTTCGTGTGAACGGTATGGACCGGGTTTGGAAGTTTATGAGTGGCTGCAACGGCATCGCCGTGGCCGTCACTGTGGTGGTCCGCAGCCACGCTATCGTGAGGAGATGCGATGAAGATATTGGATATGATGCTGTATATGGTATACAACCGAGTTGTATTGTCATAAAGAATATAGGCCGACCTGTAATGAACGTTTTTTTCACTATTATACACTTGAATGCTGTATGCGTATCGTGTGATGGGGGTCATCGGATTCAAACACTTGTGTTCGGTGATAACCATATTCTTGCGTGTTTCTTTGTCCTGTAGCTCCACCATTGCTTCGGCGATATAAGAGACATCGCTGTCGTCGTCGTCGTAGTGTTCGCGTTCATCATCCACGACGGGTTCCTCACGGATATGCGCCCTTTCAGCACTAGCGGCAGTGGCAGCAGCGGCAGCAGCGGCAGCAGTGATTCGTGGTGTGTATACCTTGTATGACCGAACGCTGGCCTCACGAAATGAGGGCGTCGGTATCTTGACACGGCGGCTCCTGACAGCATTATTACTATTATCGGCGGAACCGTCATCGCTGACAGCGTATTTCTTGGATGAACGAGTTTGCGCGACCATTACAACAACAATAACGAAGATAATTTACCCATAATCAAATATAAACAGTTCAATTTTTTATGAGATTATAGTATAGGTTTAGTATTCTAATACACGATATGAATGAAGTAATAAATAGCGGCGGCGGTAGCGACGCGAAATTCAAAGCGGTGAGTTGTGCTCCAAAAGACGAGACTGACCCCGACATAAATGAAACGAAGGATTACTCGTGTTATTCGTCTGAATCTCTCGGAAAGTTGAAAATACTCTGGAATAAACGCCACCCCGACCAGAAAATCCACGACACCGACCCGCGCGCGATATGGACCGCCCTCAAAAACAATATGAGCAAGGTATGTCATCAGGAGGCGTGTTGGCTACGCCAGAATTTCGCATCCTCCGGAATGGACGACGAGATGCTCCATTATACATTTGCGCCTCAAGCCCCGAAAGAATGGAAGAAGGATATTCACGCGTGGCTATCCAGTATTGATATCGCAAACGCGATGAAACAATACGAACACGCGGTTCCGTCGTTTCTCTTCATCGGCCCATCCCCGGTGGATTTTGACGAAGTCCTTGAAGACGGTGAATGCGTCTGGGAGGAACTATGTAAATTTAATATTATGAAACACGTTAAAAACGGGAAACAGAAAATAGGGGTGGTCTTCAATACCGACCCGCATGATAAACCGGGTGAGCATTGGGTCTCAATGTTTATTGATGTGCGCGCAAAGGTCATCTTTTTCTTTGATAGCACCGGTGACCCACCCCAGCGCAGGATACGCAAATTTATGAAGATGGTGCGCGAGCAAGGACACGCAAACGGCATTGAATTCAAGGAGTATATCAACGACATCCATCATCAGAAAAACAACTCGGAATGCGGGGTGTATTCTATTTTTATGTGTATTCATATGCTGCTGGGGAAAATGACCGTCCACGATTTCCTGGATAAGAAGAAGAAGCTGACGGACAAGTATATGCAGCGGTTTAGACGGAAGTTTTTTAATGTGGATGAGAAGGTGCCGACGCCGAATGTGGAGTTCTAACCTCCGCACGGCCTGACGGCCGTGCTTTAATGTACGAGGACCGGGCCGTGCTTTAATGTACGAGGACTGGGCCGTGCTTTACCATAAATTATATAAACCCATTGCGGTATACATAATTTAATAACATAACTTCGCTAGATGTCATCTCTCGTATCCCAAGAAAACAAAGAACTTCTCTGGTCATTATTGGCGGAAGAAGGGCTCTTTGACGGCATCCCCGACAATGTAACCCCCGAAGAAGTCAAGCATGTATTTGAGCGCATCCTCAAAAATCTCTCGGCAACCATCCCGTCACTTCACGCCGCCAAGCTGAAAGAGCTCCACCACGCGAAACGCCACGCCATCGCCGAAGAAGACTACGACTCCGCGAAGAAAATCCGCACCACAATTGACGAAATGGAGGCACCACTCGCTCGTTTGGAGAAACTGGAATCACGCAAAGTCCTCGCAATCCAGGCGGAAGACTATGAAGCCGCCAAACAAATCAAGATGGAAATTGACCGAATTCGCGCAGCATCGTTTTCACTGAAAGAACTGAATAAAATCGCAATTGAATCTCTCGCCGTGAATATTCCGAAACTCGCGAGAGATATCAGCGCAATTAAATCGGGAAGCAATGGCGGTGGCGGTGGCGGTCATCCTCCCCGGTTTGGATTTCCTTCCGTTGTCAGCGGCGGCGGCAGTGCCGTGCGAGAGATATACAACGCGGAAGACTTCCAGAATCAAAAGCGCCAAGAGGTAGAAATGAAGATGCGAGAGAAGGAGGCAGAGATGCGGTCGTATTTTGAAGTTCCGCGGCCAAAAGAGATAGACTTTTCGGATATTCCGAGAGATTCGCGGACGGTAATGCGATTGAAAGCGCCGTCTGGCAATACCGACGTAGCCGCCGACATCGGAGACGACAGTCCACTCGCGGCAGACGGAGATGATATGGAGAAACTCATCGCCGAGAGAATTGCGGCACGACAGCGCGATATGGATGAAATCACCGAGAGAATGAAAGCGTCAATGCCGCCGGAAAATACACGGGCGCCGGTAAACCCCGCGGAATATAACCCAAATGACATAACACCTACTGGGATACATACTACGACAATACCGCCCCCCGCATTACAAAGTGTGGATACGCGCAAAGTGCCTGAAGATATACGGAAGGCGCCTGAAGATATACGGAAGGTACCTGAAGATATACGGAGGGTGCGATTTCAGGAAGAAGATACAAATCCAATCTTTCTGAAACTGAAGAGGAAACCGATGGTGGACGAGGGATAACAACCATAAAAAATAAATATATGACCAAAAAATTGAATCAAATACACATCTTATATTATTTACACACGGGCCTTTAATAAGAATATGAAATCAAAAACATCAAACCCAGATGTTATTCGTGAATTGAATGTTCTAAAAGGTATAGTTCCTTTCTATATTCGTAATAAAGATAACGCGAGTTTCACCGAAATACCAAATATTCTAATAACTCCAACAGGAGAATTGAAATACATGAATAATAATAATGAATTGAAATCTGTATCTTCATTGATAATAGAATGTAACAGGATTCAGACCGCAAGATGGTTAAACCATTTATGGTTTAAAGACGGTTATGGAAAATACCGTTCATTCAAAAAACACGTTTCCGAAAAGTATAATTTACAATTCTCATAATTATGAAAAGATTATGCGAGACTGCTCCCCCGCCCCCGTCCGCGGGTCCGCCGGTATTATCGTCCTACGCCCTCGCTCCACCAAATTCCCCATCTGGTATAACTCCAGGTCATAAATGATATTCGTTTTGGGGTCTTCCGCATATTCTTTGCCAGCCACAGTCAATTTCCGCAATGCGAATTTCTCCATTTTTTCATTTTGTTTCTTCGTCTTATCATCGTCTTCTGCCGCAATATTCGGTTTATATGCGAGAGATTCCTCACCCGTCCCCGTTCCAAACGTATAGCATTGTAGCCGCTCCTTGGCGCCAGCATTCGCGTGAATCATACAATCAAACGACGATTCCTTCACCGCCGTCAATATCTGGCGTGTAATGCGTTCCTTGATATTGGATATCTCGTAAAGGGACTGGTCAGTGCTCATCGGCGTCGTCCCGTCTGTCTTGCTCTTGTCTTGCATCCGAATATTCAATGACTCGTCATTGTCCGACGCCATTTGGCGCGCCGTAAATCGCATCAAGTATAAAAACACATCCACGGTTCGCAGTTCTTCCGGTAAGTCAATATGGCTACAAATACGCCGAGCGCGGCCAATAATCTGCTCTGTGCGAACAGGGTGCCAGTAAGGTTCGGTTATATGAACATAGCGCACATTGCGCAGATTAATGCCCTCCGCACCCGATGCGGTAATCATCAGGATTTTAATAACCTCGCCATACATATTATTCGTGAATCGCGTGCTAAGTTGATCGGTAATGGACTTCGGCACATTCTTCCACTTGCTATTGAATATATTGCGAATGATTTCCTTCTCTTCGGGTGTTTCTGTTCCTGTATAAAGCGCAAAGCACGGGCGTTCCTGTTCTTCGGGTGTCATATCAATGGTCCAGTCACCCAGCGACGACTGCCGAATTTTGAATTGCGAGAACCCGTTTGTCTCCAATATCAGCTTGATGATTCCGATACCTTCTAATGTGCGGAACTGGCTGTAGACGAGGTGAAGACCGATGTGTTGTTTATCAAGGATATTCTGTAATAAGTGAAGGAATTTGGGGCTATAGGTAGCGAGTTCTTCGGGAATCAGGAAACTGCCCGCGCTCACTGTCAAATCGCGAATAGCCTTGGTTATGGCGGCCTGATATTGCGCAACGTATTCCTTTTTGCCACTGGCCGCCGCCGCCGCCGCGCCCTTCTCTGCTCCAGCAGCTCTCTTACCTGACATAACTGCGGCAATCGCATCAGAGTGTTCGCCGGTGATAATCATTTCGGCGTCGTCGTCGCTATCTTCACCCCCGACATCACCGTCGAGCATATTTTCGTCCAATGCGGCTGCCGCGGACTCACCTTCTGCTGCCGCTGCCGCTGCCGCTGCCCCTTTCGGCTTACGCCCGCGTTTCGCAGCACCACCAGGCGGCGCCATCTCTCGCGCAATACGCGCTGCCAACATTTCCGCAGTCTCGTTCATTTCACCCATAACCCCCGCATCCGGATTACGACCCAGTGCGGCGGATTTATCCATTTCTGCCGCCGCAGTCCCGTCATCGCCCGGAAGAGGTCTGCGAATAGATGGCGGGAAAACAAAATTACAAAATGCGCGTGAAAAAATACGATACGTGGATGAAACGTCGTCGTAGATACCGTCGCCGTCCCCCTTCGCCGCCGCCGCGCCACGCTTCTTCGCCTTCTTCTTCATATTGGACTCTTGGTTGCGTTCTAGGTCGCGCACCCGCGAATAAATCGCGAACTGGTAATCGCTCATCTCAACTTCAACCAAATGGAAATTCGTGGCGGAATCATATGTAGGCAATAGCTTTTCCTGGGCGCTGCGGAAATACGATGTAAGACCCAGAATACGCCGAATAAAGAGGTCGCGGTTCTTGAATTCTAATGTAGATGGGTCAATAAAATAACTGTTGAATTCGTCTAATTTATCCGGGAGCGCAGTAAAGGGCGCTTGTTTGCTGGTCGTCGCGGAAATAACCGAAATTCCATTCTCGCGGAGTTTCTGGACAATAGCGCGTTCAAATGCGGCATCCGAGAGAAGACCGTTTTCAGTGGAGGTTGAATCCATAACGGCAATACCTCCCGCCGCCGCCGCATCCGCTGCCGCCGCATCCGCCTCCCCCACAACGGCACTCGGGTCGCCACGCCGAACAACGCCGCGATATTTCGCCGAAACCGAGTCATAATCACGCACAAACCCAAACGGATTCCGCGTAATCATCAGTTTTTTGTTGCGGGTATTATAGTCCATATAGTCAAATGAAAGTCCAATTCCCTTTGCGAAATCCGCGGCGGCCATACCCCCCTTTCCGCGTCTTGCCTGCGGCGGTGCTGCTGCGCCAGTGAGACCAAATATCGTCTTAAACGTGTCTAGTGTCAAGCGGCCACTGCCTGCCGCGGCTCCGGCTCCGCCTTCGCTTACGGTGAACACCCAATTGTCAATATTGCCACGTAATATATTAAACAACACAGCAATCTCATTTGGGTAGTTAATGATGGGCGTCCCCGTCAATAATACGACTTTCGCATTCTGCGCCGACAATAAAAAGTTGTATAAGCGGTATGCCATTGATGTCGCGCGTTTGAGTTTATTCACGATACGGCTGACGAAGTTGTGCGCTTCGTCAATAATAACGACCGAATTATCAAACGGATTGCGAGTATACCCATCCGTCATACTCTTCAGCTTTTCGGCGCGAAGACCGTTATAATTAATGAAGTCGTATTTGGTATTTATCATTTCGTCTATTTGGCGGTCGACGCGCACACGCTGACTAGGCGTGAGTTCGGTTTCATAATTGCTGGGTTTGGTGACATTTACCATCCACGCGCCCCCGTTTGCGCGGACGAACTTATCATCAGGGAACATCAGGATTTGCGATAGTATACGGGTGAGCTCGGGATTGCCGCGAGACTCAATAAACTCCCAATATTGGTTTTTCTTATACATCAAGTCACCGCATTTTGACTTCATTTCTTCAATATAGTTCATACGAAGTGACGCGGGGGTCATAACCACGATACGCTTAAATGTCTTGAGACCCTCGGCGATTGCGATGGACGAGCATGTTTTACCACTGCCGAGTCCGTGAAATAGCAACAACCCGCGGTA